ACACGGCCTGTACCAGTCTGAGAAACTGCATTGTTTGAACCTTGAAGTTGTACAAAGAAGTCATTGGTTGCAATAAGTCCAATGTAATCTGCGGTAGCAAATGGTGTAGATCCGTTAGATGCTCTAAATAAGACTGGGCTAATGGCTCCACCGCCACCTACTTCTTGACGAATGTTAATTCTCTCTTCTGCTAGACAGTTTGAATTACTTAGCAAAGCAACAGCAGTTTGAGAAGTAGTTGTTAGACTCATTTGTGTCTGTGTGTTAGCGGCTGGATCATTGCTTGGACATGTTGGATCCAAATCGATGCCAAGAACAACAAAGATTTCGTTGTTAAGAACATCTAGTTGTAGACTAATTTGTTCTTGAGTAAAAGTGTTAGCCGCTGTTTCTACAATTCCAAATGATACTGCTAAGGTGTCCGATGTCTTTTTGAATCCCATAACCTATCATGAATGGAGGATGTTTATTATATTTCTTAGTAACCTTGTCTTGAACATCTGGGCCGTGTTTGGCGGGATTTGGGGCGTAGTCCCCTGAATCTAGCCCTCCCTGCCTATTTTTTGGAGTTACTTACATAAGTAAAAGCCGATTAGGGCCAATTAATGCACATAAATAGGACATTTTCGCTAAAATTGAGCACTGTTGAAGACTTAAATGAAAAAGTTAGACCTAAATTACGATCTAAATTTGTAGATCGTGCAATTCAAGATAGATTAAATCCACAAGAAATTGATACAACTGTTCTTGGAACACGAAGATTACTAGCAATTTTACACGCTAGAGAAGAAGTTAGTGACTTTCTCTGCCGCGCTATCCAATTAGAACTGAAGGTGGAACAATGAACTGTGCTTGTACCCTACAATGTTGGACTATAATCAAAGAAAATGCTACACAAGGCATATTATTATGCACAGAATGCCAAACTAAAATCCTATTTACAGTAGAAATGATAGAGTTTAGTGTCTGAGGTGTAAATATGAGTAACAGATATTCTAAAACCGGCTTTACACAAAGAGAAATAGATACACTAGAGAATCTTAGTAGTAAAATAGAGATAATTTACAACAGAAGAATTGGAAAAGACGATAGTGAACAAGCCTTGATTCGATTACTTAGGGCTAGAGAACAAATTAGATCGGCAATTGTCATATCTAATGAATGGAAAAAAGATGAAAAGCTTTGAATCTGCAGGGAAAAAAAGCTGTACCTGTCTTTCTAGAGGTGTAACGTAACGCCTCTAGAATATGCAGTACAGCGTTTTTCTGAAGCTTTCGAAAAGGTTTTTTTGAAGCTTCACAATTTTAGCACTTTTCTAGTTGCCCGATGTGCTCTTTTCATCAATGCTGTAATCTTAGTTCTAGGATGTTTCTTCTTTAGCATTTTTAATTGTCTACCCAATTCTTTCTGATACTTTGATTTCCTGCGTTTCTTAGGTTTCTCTATTTTGCGATCAGCAAGACTAGCACCTTCAGATTCTCTTTCACTAGTAATTAGTGATCGTAATGCTTCGTATTCTTCTAATGTCATTGTTACTGTTGGCATATTATCTACTCCTTGTTAGTGATGCAAGTGCTATTCCTGACGCAACTAGTTGCGCAACAGACCGTAATTTGGGATTTGTTAGTGCGATCCACTGCGCTTTGGCAGCAAGCTTTCTATCAGAAGCTGCGGAACAACCAGATTTACCAGAACATGCCTGATCATGTTCACGACAAGCACAGTCAAGAGCATCAACGCACGAGCCTTTGAAATCTCCACCTTGGAGTTTGTAGTCTCGTGCGCTGATTACTTGACCGTCTGTCCAGTTGGGTCCACACCAGCGACCATGAATAGCCACCAATAGACTCACCATCACGAAGACAGAACTTCTGATTGTACAAGTGCTGCATAAGATGCTGCATCTGCTTTAGCACGGTATCCCCAGACACGGCCTGTACCAGTCTGAGAAACTGCATTGTTTGAACCTTGAAGTTGTACAAAGAAGTCATTGGTTGCAATAAGTCCAATGTAATCTGCGGTAGCAAATGGTGTAGATCCGTTAGATGCT